AATGCAAACTGTACAGACTACTTAATACAGGCATCAACTGCTCACCCAGAGGTAGGATTCTTTTACACTGACTGCATAGAGACAGATGAGTACGGTAACTCAATGACCTATGAGGATGGGTTCTCATTTAGTTACGGTAGGTATGAAACTCAGTTACATAACGGCAGAGAGGTAAGTGTAGCCATTGCATCTCCTATTAACCCTAAAACTATACGTCACATTGTTGGGGTACCTAACCACGTTAGAGCATGGAGAAAATCCTTTTACCATAGTATAGGAGGTCACAACAGAAGGCTAGCTATAGCTGATGACTACGAGTTAATTGTACGTTCATTTTTAAATACAGAATTTTGTCACATAAAAGCATTGGGTTATGATCAAAAAATATACAATAATCAATCTGGCCAGAACACTCACAATGCTACCAGGGGAGACATTCAACGCAGGGTTCGCACTATTATGTATTTCTATAACGAACCAATAGCAAATAGATTTAAGGTTAAGGGATACGATGACTGGGCATACAATTCTAATAAGAATAATCCGTTAATGGTAGGTAGTATTTTTGATGGATATAACTACTCAAAAGAGTTTATACCTACTGTAAAATAGTATTTAATATTTCTATACTTTTGTAATATAAAAATATAATTATATTATGAGCTATGATGTATTAATACAAGCAGTTATTTTAATAATATCTAACGCTGCAACTGCCTGGTTTACTAACTCTGCAACTAAAAAGAAACACTCAGCAGAGGCAGCAAGTTACATTTCAGACGCATATAAAACACTAGTGGAAGACTTACAAGAACAAATAACCATAATGAAGAGCGAGATTGAGGAACTCAAGTATAAATTGACGGCCATGGCTGTCAGGGAGGTTGATCTTTCATTAAAGGTTAAGAAACTAGAGACTGAAAACTTAGTCCTAAAGCGAGATAAATCAAATTAAATTTGGTTTTACAGAAAGTACTCCATATCTTAGCTATCAATTTAAAACATATAATACTATGAAACAGTGGCTATACTGGATTGGAGGTGCATTATTAATCTCTTTTATAATCATTTATATTTTCCCTTCCTCGTCAAGAGAAGACCTGTCTAGTAAAACAGAATTAGAGCTGTTCTACGAACTACAAGACACCATCAGATACTACAAGAATAAGGATGGTTCCAGTACAGCTCAAATAAAGCTCTTAGAGGCAGACAAGAAGTCTTTAGTTAAGGTATTAGCACTCAAGAACAAAAGTCTCTCAGATCTTCTTAAAAGTGGCTCTACGTCAGCGACAGTGTTTGAGACCCTAACCGTTTACGATACAATAACCAAAGTAAGGATAGATACAGTTAATTCTAAGCCAAGCTTCAAGAATCAAACCAAGGATAATTGGATTGAGCTCAACATCGAACTAAAGAATGATAGTTTGAAGAAGTCTATAGTCTTACGTGATTCACTTAGTGTATCATTTAAAAAGGTTCCACAGGGTTTCCTTAAGAGAAAGAAGTCTGTTGTTGAGGTTAAGAATTATAATCCCTATGTAAAAATAAATAACCTTCAATCATTTGACGTTACAGAGAAGCGAGTTAATCTATTATTCCCTGGCATTGCTATTGGGGCAGTAGGTGCACTGATTCTTTTAAAGTAATATGGCTAGGGTAATAACAATAAGAAGGAAAGTTTCCAAAAATAAAACCTCCTTTAGGTCTGGTTTAGAAGATACTACAGCTCTACACATCAAGAGTAAGGGAGCTAAGGTCCTATACGAAACCTCTAAAATAAAGTACACTATCCCCGAAAGCAATCACGTCTATACTCCAGACTTCATACTTCCCAATGGTATCATCGTAGAAACCAAGGGGAGATTCATGATTGATGACAGAAAGAAGCATTTACTAATACGTGCTCAACACCCAGATAAAGACATTCGTTTTGTATTTACAAGGTCAGCAACTAAACTATATAAGGGAGCTCGTACTACGTATGCTGACTGGTGTGTTAAGTATAACTTTAAGTTTGCAGATAAACGAATACCTGATTCTTGGTTCAATGAGTAATAAAAGAAAAAAACTTCCTAAGTATATGGTCCCAGATGATGAGGATCTAAGTATGTTCATATATATAAATGCTAATGGTGATTTTATGCATAAATTATTTAATATGCCCATATCTGGAGTATTTGAGTGGGAAAACAATGAAGGTCCCCAACAAGATTTTTTTGTTTTTTTTATGACTAAATAAAAAGAAATAATAATAATAACAATAATGACTAATTACAAACAGTATAGACAAGCTGCAGTAGATTTTTATAAGAAAAACCCTAGCTTTAATTCTGCAAGGATAGCAAGGAATCTTATAGGTAATGTAGGTGCACCCAATGACGATGTTTTTTATAGGCTCGTAAGAAAGTGGGTAGCCTCAGAGAGAGCAAAGGACTACAGGATGAATGATCATGAGGCTCTTGAGAAAGAATGTGAGGCGATTGGTATACCAGTAGAGGATGTTAAAAACTATTGGCATAAGGGTGAGCACTTCTCTATTAACGTAAAGAATGAGCAGACTAATATTATGCAGGATGTTCTCAATGGTATCATATCCAATATGGATAATCATTCTCCATCCTACGAAGTAATTAAAAGAAAAACTATAACCGATCCACACCTATTGGTAGTTGACCCTGCAGATGTTCACATAGGTAAGCTATGTAGTGCATTTGAGACTGGTGAGTCATACGATAACCAGATAGCAGTTAACAGGGTAAAGGATGGCGTACAGGGCATCTTAGATAAGGTACAGGGGTTTAATATAGATCAGATACTCTATATAGTAGGTAACGATAAGCTACACGTAGACACCCCTAAGAATACTACTACGTCAGGTACCCATCAGGACACTACAGGTATGTGGTACGATAACTACATGATTGGTTTTCAATTGGATGTAGACATCATTGAGTCACTTAGACTAATTGCTCCTGTACACGTTCAGTATGATCCATCTAATCATGACTACACTAACGGATTCTTTTTAGCTCAGGCATTGTCTTCTTGGTTCAGGAACTGTGAGGATGTTACGTTCAATGTATCCATTGCTCACCGTAAGTACTTTACCTATGGACAGAACCTTATAGGAACAACACACGGAGATGTAGCTAAGACTATAGACCTACCATTACTGATGGCACAGGAAGCATCTGAGCACTGGCATAAGTGTAAGCACAGGTACGTATACACCCATCACATTCACCACAAGATGAGTAAGGACTATGGTAGCGTATGTGTGGAGAGCTTAAGGAGCCCATCTGGTACAGACTCTTGGCACTCAAGGAATGGATACGCTCATAGTCCTAAAGCTATTGAGGGGTTCCTGCATCACCCTGAGCATGGCCAGATTGCACGGATTACGAATTTGTTTTAGTTTAGAATCATTCTAAATTGTAAATAAATTTCGTAGTGTTGATAACATTCCATACATTTACCGATGTAAATTTTTCATGTACTTAGTTAATAATGGGCGAGTGGGTTTAGTAGTGTTTACCTCTCGCCCTTATTTTCTAATCTAACCCACAACAAGTCTTTATGAGTAACAACAGAGTATTTGAAACTGGTAGTCAAAGAGATAATGACACCAACAAGTCATTGCCTAATCACCTAGATGCCTATGTACGTATGAGATATGGTTACCTGCTTAGGCATGGAGCTAATCACTACGATAAGGGTAACTGGAGAAAGGGTCAACCTACTGAGGCTGCACTAGAAAGTCTTCACAGGCACTTAGCTAAGTTTGAGATTAACTACTACAATGGAGTTGAGCAGGATGAGGATCACTTGTCTGCTATTATCTTTGGTATACAGCTCATTATGAAGAACGAAGAGAGAGAAGGTATTAATGTTGATCATTACTATAAGCCTATTTAGTATATCAATGTCAAGAACTAAAAAGAAACCGTACACAAAATCTAAGAGGTTTGACTACACCTGTAGGAACCACGGTTCTTGTTCTTATTGTTATTCCAATAGGATGTATAAGGTACTTAAGAAGATACTACCCATTAAGGAAGAGTTTTATTTAGATAATTAATTACTATGGGAAAAATAACTAGTGTACAGATAGATTTACTTAGAGCATTTGTTGATAGATTTGATCTTGATTTTGTTGATGATGGTAAGTCTATTAGTTTTGAGAATGCTATCAGGATATTTGAAGGTGAGAAGCCATTACCTAAGACCAGGGATGAGCGAAGAAATGATTTTATTAGCTCACTTGCTCCCCATCTACAAACCTATGGACCTAAGATGCTTAATGATTTTTACAGGTACTGGGCAAGAGATGATGGATCTAAGATGAAGTTTGAAGGCCAGAAGAGTTGGAGCGTAGAGCTCAGGCTTGCTAAGTGGAAGTCTAATCAAGATGAGTATGAACGCAATAATTATATACAAAAATTAAATAAAAAGTTATGAAACAGTTACAAACACAAGAGGTTTTAAAATGGATTATTGCATCAGCAGTATTATCTTACATCATTTTTGGAATTATTAAAGCATTTGAAAATTTACTATGAAACAGACAGCAGTAGAATTTGCAGTAGAAAAATTAGAAAAATTTATTCCAAGTGGTAATCAAATAGCTATTTATTCTATTCTTGAACAAGCCAACAAAATGCACTAACTTTCGATTAAGCACAAAACTAACAAAAAAAAAACAAACTTTAAATTAATAACTGAACCCGCTTTTTTGCCAAACACTTGTTATGTGGGGTTGTGGGTTTTTAAAACAAAACGTGATGGAAGAAGATTTTAACATTAAGGATTTTTCAATAAAAAACATATTTTCATTATTACGACAAATAAATAACAAATATGTAATAGTAACAGGTTGGGGATTGATTATCGACGGAATGATAAAAGATTTTGATGAATGTTCCTATTTTTTTGAAACAGGTAAACACAAAGATTATGAATTAGTTGAAGAACTTTTTAAGAACGAAGAATTTGAACTTGAAGATGGTTTTTATGAATTTACAGCTAATTTAATTTATAATAGCGAACAAAGAGGCGAATATGATAGAATAGAAATTCCTTCATACTACGAAATAGATAACATTGAAATTGTGAAGAAAGCTACGGTTGAAGAATATAATCAATTAGAAGAACCGATTGATTATGAAAATCTTCCTTTTTAAGATAAATGTAACAATCTCACATAACGTATCATGGCTTTGTGTCTGTTTGCCCCTTGCACAAGGCTTCAAGTTACCACAAATATTGATGGGGCAAATAGCACAAAACCGCTGTTATGTGCTGGGCGGTTTATCAGCACTGAATTAAATTTAAAAACGATGTATAAAGCATTTCAAAACAAAAAGTATTATTTGGCGTTTCACCGCTTCCCCAAAACCGCAAAGAAACCACCATACAATTATGCCTACTTAACAGGTTATAGAAAGTGGGTGTCTGACGATATGATTACCTACGCAATAGTTGTCGGAACATTTAGAATTATGTTTGGAATTAAAACGCCAAATTATACTTGTGATGCGGGATGTTAGCCTTGCACATAACTAATCGCTAACCGAAACTTTATATCGCAAATACAAAAAACACATGACAGAAAAACTAAAATCAATTCCAGTCTACTTGACCGATGAAAAGCGGTCTGCTTTAAAAACTATTAGTAAAAGTAAACGTATCGCCCAGACGCGACTGATTGAGCAAGAGATTGACAAATTATTAAAAAGAGAGGGATTTAAATTATGAAAAAATTTATATTAATTACAATAGGTTTTGCCTTATTAACACAAATAACACATGCATCAGAGGTGTTTTACATGATAAGCAAAAAGACGGACCTAGACTACATAATTAGCTGGATCTTTGCATTTAGTTTGGAGTGCTCAATACTAATATTCACACTAATCGGCAAAAGAAATACCGCAGTATTCTTTGCGCTAATTTCATGGACGATTAATCTACTGTATTATTGGTTTGATTTTGGCTTTACACAACAGTTTGTAGCGATGAATGTAATATCATTAATCATACCGATAACTATTCTGTTCTATTCAGAGACCATTGATACAGATAAACGTAAAAAGATATTTAAAAAGAAATAACTAATGGCTAACCGAATGTTTGTTTCGTATTATATCTTATAGCAATAAAACATAAACAATGATTAAAAAATACAGTAGAGCCAATGAGTTTACCCAAGAAATCCTTGACTCTCAGAACTCAACATTCGATAAGGGGTGGAGCTGTGGTTGGAGCACAGGCGATGACAATATAAGTTTTAAGAGAGGCTACACATCATATGTCTATAGCCACCCAGGACAGGGTAAGACTGTGTTTGTTACTGAGTCGTTACTAAACTTAGCTAAGAACAATAATCTTAATGTATGTATCTATTCACCTGAGACTGGAGGAAGGAGTGAGATAGTATGGAATCTTATACAGGTTTATACTGGTAAGAGATTGTACGGCAAGAATGCTCACAAGATAAGTAAGGATGAGATTGAGAAGGCTATTGAGTTTATTGATAAGCACTTCATTATACTGGAGCATAACCCATTCTCTGGTAAGGGCAACGAAAGATTTACAGTGAAGGATATATTCAATCAGGTACATATGGCAGAAAGGGAGTACGATATGAAGATAGATGTACTATGTATTGATCCATTCAATCTATTGGATAGGGAGCTAGAGGATGATCGAAAGGCTATACAGGACTATGTTCTTAGTACCCTTGGATTTATTAACTCAGCATCTAAGAAAATGAACCTACATACCATATTGGTTGCTCACCTTGCAGGAGATGATGTCATAGTAGATAAGGATACAGGAATAGAGTATAGTCCTAAGCCACACCCTAGTAAGCTTGCAGGTGGCCAGAGTTTCTGGAGAGCAGGGTTCCAAATGATCGGTATCTGGAGATGCCCCTATGGTTGTTTAGATAGACAAGGTTTTGCATACAAAGAGAACGCTATGTGGATTATGACCCAGAAGGTAAAGCCAATTGGAACTGGTAAGCTCGGTCACTTTGAATTATTCTACGATACCAATACTCATACACTATACGAGACCTTTGGAGATAAGAGATTTAGGTGCGGAGAGATGAGTAAGTCTTTTAACAAAACATTATCTACTATACAACCTAATACACTTTTTGACAGTAAGTCAGAACCAAAAGATTTAACTAACCCATTCTAATTATGTCAGCATATAAAGTATACGTTAAGAGGATAGAAGATAAGCTCCAAGTTTATGATTACTTCCAAAACAAAACATTGGATATGTTAAAGACATCCCTTGACCTAGGGATTTCCTACGGTGATCTATATGTTATATCTAAAACTACAGAGGATGAGGAGCTTAGGGATACATTAGATAAGTCACTGAAGACCCTAAACAAAGCCAGAGAAGGATATGACCAGATGTACGCACAGTATGTTCACGCCATGACTGGGTTCTGGGAGCTAAGGGAGCAGGTGTTAGCCATGAGTAAGATTATAATTGAACACGAAGAGTTACAGGAATCACTTAAAAGAGAAATTTAATTAATAACAACATGGGAAACATACACAAAATAAATTGGACTGGATCCTCTCACGAGGAGTGGTTAGCTCAACGTAAAGCTACAGAGGGTATAGGTAACTTAGATATAACACGTATTGGTGCATCTGATGTGTCTGTAATTACTGGTTCTAATAAGTGGAAATGTAAGCGTAGATTGTTCTATCACCTGATAGGCTTATATAGCTCAGAGTGGAGAACTAATAAGTCTGTAGCTGGTCATCTACTGGAGCCAGTGGTGGCCGCTAACTGGGAGGCTTGGAATGAGTCTGAGGATCAGTTTCTGTTTAACCTTGAGAGGGGTGTCAAGGTAAGGAACACCAAGAGAGCAGATTACTTTTTATTGAACGATAGGTACGAGAACTTGTTCGTTAGTATAGATAGACTGCACGATGGAGAGGTATTCTCTCCGTTTACTGGTGAACTATATCCTGAGCTCACCCCAATAGAGTTAAAGACTACAGAGGATAGCTACTATAGGCTATGGACAGATGGTATCACTGCTGGCTATATGGATCAGGTGCAGGCTCAGATGATGGTATCTGAAACTAAGGTAGCAGTCTTTTGCGTACTGGTGAATGGAACTTATTTTCACGTAAGGGAGGTAGAGTATGATAGTTTTCTTGCAGATAGGATAGACACCCAGGCCAGGGAGTTTTCTACGATTGTAAAGGCAGGTAAGCAGATACTTGACCTAAAGAACTCATCTAAGACTGAGAAGGAAAGAGAAGAGTACGAGGCTATGCTTGAGGAGATCACTCCAGATCCACTAGAGTTAAGTGATGAGCAGGATCTTAACAAGGAGAGATATGGAAGCTCACTAGGCTCTGTTATAGGCGATGAGAGAGACTTTAAATATTTAGAGGATTACCAGTCAGCTCACGATAGTATCAAGGCTCTAGAGGAAGCTAAACAGCTTGCAAAGAACAATCTGACCACTAAGATGAAGGATGCCGAGGAGTTAAAGTTTGAGGGTGGAAAGGTCACATGGAGGAGGTCACCAGATAAGCGTGATTTCTTTAGTATTAAAGTTTTCAAGTAAGACTATAGATTTATTTTAAAATAGATTTGTTTGGTAATGTTGAAAAACATATATTTGTTGAACAATGGTCAGGTGGCGGAATTGGTAGACGCTTAAGAGATGTCCTTCAAACGGTTAGTGTACATACCCTACTCTCATACAGGTTCGAGTCCTGTTCTGACTACAATTGTAAGGTGGTGGAATCTGGCAAACACATCATCTCGTCCCGATGACGCTGATAAACCGAATACATAAGGTCAGCTTGGAGGTCCGAATCCTCCCCTTACAGCTAATTAAATTAAATTAAACGCAAAATGAAAAAAACAGGAGAACAATTAAAGGCTGAGCTATATGCTCCACTACCTTCAGAGGCAATTAAACCTCACCCAACTAAGACCTTCCTATCTACTATTAAGCCTATCTATGTAACAGATAGATTAAATGAGGTGTTTGGTATTGGTGGATGGCAATTAAGAACAGAGAATGTTCTGGTTAACGACAATGGTACAGTAGTTAATAAGATTATACTTACTGTTCCAGAGTACGATATCTACTATGAATGTTTTGGTGGTAATGATAATGGAGGTCAGACATCAAAGGGATTTGATTTGGGTGATGCATTTAAGGGAGCTACTACTGATGGGTTAACTAAGATCTGTTCTTATCTTGGTATTGGTATTGATGTATTTAGAGGTAAGCAATCTAGTAAGGTGAGCATACCTGCTCCAGTTGCTAGCACATTAATACCTAAGTCACCAGATGAACGCTTAGAGAAAGCAGAGTTAGCTTTAAACAAAGTGATTACAGACACCAAGGATTTAGTACTTAAGCAAAAAGATTTTAAAGCTACTCCAGAGGGAGCTAACTTCCAATCATCTGCCAGTGTAGCTGATTTAGTTAAGTCTAATGGCATTGATTCAGTTATGGCATTCTATAAATTTGTAACCAAGAAATAATAATTATGAAATACACAAGAGATAAGTTTACAGAGGAAGAAATAAAACAGATTGAGTCTTTAGGATTGATTGTTTGTTACATATTTGGGATAGAGGAAAGTGATTTAAGGAGTAAGGTAAGGGAGAGAGATTTTACTGATGCACGTAAGGTTCTGGCGAGCTGTGCATCTAACAACATAGATGTTAAGGCATCTTATAACTATAAGTGTATAGGATTCAACCACGTGGCACTTTCTTCGTGGTATCTGGACATGGATCACTCGACTATATCTTATTCTATTAGAAGAGCCGCTCAACTATATGAACTTGATATTAAGTTCAAAGCTCTATATGATCGTGTAATGGCACTTGTAAATAACCCAGATGAGAAAACCCTTGATAACCTTGATAAATATACTTGGGAGAAGCAGCTTAGTTGGGAGGATGTTAGAGCTAATAAGATGTTTAAGGATAAGCTCAGGTTTGCATTAGCTCCACAGGAAGTCATTGATGGCATAGTTAGTCTATATGAACGTGGATATGGTGGTGCACTGATCTCCAATAAATACTCTGTGGTATCATCATTTGTTAACTATGTAACTAGGGAGCTAAATGTCTCTAGGGTAAGGAAGGGTTCTTCATTTGTTCAAGCTTCACAGTTAATAAAAGGAATGAGTGCCGTTGTTAAGTCTGCTCTCAAGGGTAATGTACAAAGTAAGTCTAGCTATTAAAAAACATAGTATTTAATCCGTATCTTTGCATCATTGTTTCATGCAAGATTCAATCAACGGCTTATAATAAATTGTTACTATAAAAGGTAACCTCACCGATTCGAAGAGTAAATTTTCTACTCAATCTTGCATGGAACGAATTAGGTGGGGTTATCTTTTTTTTGTTAGCTCCACTTAGTATTCACCTGTTCTAAATCTCCTGTACAGGTAATAGCATAGGCTCGGAAGAGCAATCAAAAGCTAGGGAGTATAAATAAAATGTTATTAGCAAACATCTATTATCATAAAACCAACACAGTGTGGGCAACGATTGCTCGACCCACGACAGCAGGAAGATGATAGTTTGGAAGGCATAAAACTAAGCTCATAGTTCCGTGATCTTATACCTGTTATATCAGGTGCTGGGGTGTCCTTTAAATATAACAGTGGATATACTAAATGACTTGGTAAGCTCACCAACTCAGCGTGACATTGTTCCTGCTGGGTAATAGCAGAGCTATAGACAAAACAATATGAAACTAAAAGAATGTAGTCAATGTAACCAGATGGTATACCTATGGAAGAGTAATCCTAAGTTATGCAAGAGTTGTGCTATGTCAGAGAGCAAACGACCTATTTTAAGCCTCTCTAAGCAACGATCTCCGAGTGAGCCTATAGTCAGTAAGGTTAAGATTAAAAGTGTCTCAGACAAGAGATTATTAGCTCTAAGAGAATATAGGGTAGTTAGGGATGCTTATATGAGGGATCACAAGATCTGTGAGTTCCCAGATTGTAATAATCCTAGTACGGAGTTGCATCATTCAAAGGGGAGGATAGGTAAGCTATTAACTGACCCATTATATTTCAAGGCATTATGTCATGCTCACCACGAATGGACAGAAAAAAACCCAATCCTAGCTAAAGAATTGGGTCTAAGTGTAGATAGGTTGAGCAGGGGTTAATCTCCCCATAGCTCATCCAGAGTAGTTTCAATATCATTTTTAAGTTGAGACATATCATCACCCATATTCTTTTCTAGGATTCTAAAGGCATTACGTGATGCTGAATTTAATTTATGTAGTTTATCGTACAACTTACCACCGTCTTTATGGTTGATAATTTTTAATTCATGAACGGCTACGTCTAAGTTTTGTATTAAGAGCTCACACAATATGTATGATAATGCTAATGCTTTTTCTTTTGGATCATTCATTTGTAATTCTTAAATTTTAATACTGCTTTCATTACCACTAAGTATAACACAAAGCTAGTTACAATTGTTGTCATAACTGCTTTTTAATTAGGTTAATGTAATTACCATTCTCGGCATAGTTTCTTCCTATGTAATTAAGATACTTTCTGCGTGAATTATTCTTAATCAGTACCTTGCTCTGCCAGATCTTATAGTCAGCTACGGACTGTTGCCAACTGATATACTGAGCATGACCACGATCAGAACCTATTGCAGTAGTGAGTCTTCTCTCTGGTAACTTCATTCCGAATAGGTTGTTATTATGTATAAATATTTTTGAGGTGTACCATCCTGTCTCAATCCTTGCCTGAGCCACCATGATGTCTATATGCTTTA